ATCAGCCCAGTGCTGTTGATTGACGGACGCTACGGTGCTTGCTGTGACCTTTACACAGAGGTCGGCGCAGGCGGTATCTACCACGAACTGTGGGAGATGCTTGACCAAGCTAAACTGGAAGAATGCGAAGTCGTAGACAAAGCTGCATTCCTGGCACTGCTACCACCTGACCCAGAAACTGAAGAAGCATAATGCTATATTTAATATACGAAACTAAAGAAGCCGCCATTGATCGTGCAGATGAGGAAGGCAAGTACATTGGCTTTGACTACTGGATTGAGGACAACGGTCAAGGGACACGGTGGCTCACGTACCCCAATGAAACCATTGAGTACAAGTGGGCATTGGAAGTAACTGACTACAACTTAACTGCAGCAGAACAAGCAGCCACTGTCAGCTCTTACGTACCTCTACCAGAACCAATTGAAGCATAATGCACGACATCATTTACAAATCAACCATTGGCACAGGGGGCTTTATTGCTACCATCGAACTGGGGCATATTAACGAACTTCTAGGACTAGTCGTGGGTCTTGCTACTCTAGTCTATATGACTGCATCCGCAGTCAAGGTAATCAAGGAACTCAAGGATAAATAACCTATGACACCAGAACTATTAGCAATGCTCGGCGGGGGCGTAAGCGGCTTCGTAATGAAGATGATTGCGGCACAGGCCGACAACCAGGCTCGTCTCTTTGAGCGTATGATTGCCCGTCAGACCGTAGCGGATGAATCAGCAGATAAGGCAGCAGCTCGTGGTGGTGTCTATATGCGTCGTGCAATTACAGCGGCAGTTATCTTTGCCATTGTAATAGCCCCATTTGTCTTCGCATTCACGGACATAGGTGTTAGTATTCAATCAGAATCCAAAGGCTTTCTAGGGCTATTCAAGCGTCTAGAATGGTCCACTGTACAGGGTTTTGTTATACTACCAGAGATCCGCCAAACAGCTTTAGCCATCGTAGGGTTCTACTTTGGTTCCTCACAAGTCAAATAACCAATAATATTATGTACGGACGAAAAACAAAAAATGCTGGTAAGGGTTCCTGCGGTGAGAACAAGGGCTGCGGTTGTGGAAAGAAAGGCAAGTAGTGCCTGACAAATCCAAAATGAAGTGCAACGTACCCCGCCGTGAAGTACAAGGCGGTAAGAAGTTCGTCGTGAAAGCCTGCCAAGGTGGGACAGAAAAGATCGTACGATTCGGGGATGCTAATATGAGCATCAAGAAGGATCAGCCAAAACGTAAGAAAAGCTACTGCGCTCGCAGCGGTGGGATCAAAGGGAAGACAAATAAACTATCTGCTAACTACTGGAGCCGTAAGGCTTGGGACTGCTAAAACATAATGCCTGAATACCGCACATACGGAGCAAAAGACGATAAAATCCTAGAGGACCTCGATATGGGGTACACTGGGTTTAATGACTACCTACGTCCCGATCAATTGCAACGTGGTATATTAGCGACCAGTAACAATGGTCGGCTGGGGCGTAACGGTGAATGGCAGGTTAGACCAGGGATTGATTTAGTTAAGGCTCCCTTTGCTAGTGGTGACGAGGTCCTTAGACTTCCAACTACTTCCGAATTGGAAACAGTTCCTCCAGTTGTTGGCTTACTGCCAACTACAATTAGGTCCGCTTCTTTAACTAGTGACGTAGTTACTATTGTTATCGATGACCCAGCCGTTGAGCCAGGTCACGTGTTTATTACAGGGGACGAAATTACAGTCAGCGGTATTCCGTTTGGGGTAGATACAGATCCCAATGGGACTTTTGAACTTACTTCTGTAACAGATAACGGCAGCACAAAATCTCTTACGTATGCTTTAGTCGGGGCAGATGCAACATACGCTTTGCCAGTTGCTTTGCCTCAAGTTCTTCCATTTGCACTAAATGATGTCCAAGGTTCGGCAGTCATTGGTTACAATATGCTATTGGATCAAGGCGGCATTTCAGCAGTTTATGCTAGTACCCCTTACAGCAATCCAAATGATTCCGCAAGTCAGTGGGTGCTACTAGGGTCAAACGTAAGCGCACTGGCCATTAACCTAGCGGACCCAACAGTTACATATGACCTCCCGTACAAGCGTGGAGAGACAGCACCTCCGCTGTCGGATATGATTCAAGCCTTCAACAAAGTGTTCTTGTTCCGTGATGGCCAGACTGCGCTAGAATGGGACGGAAGCTTTGATAATGTTAATTTAACAGACCTTAATTTAGATAATACATATCTGATTACTAGTTTGGGTGACACGACTCAATTGCAATGGAACACAATTGCTGGAACTACGGCAGTAACCTATGAAGTTAATGATATTATTACAATTGATGCCATAGGCACAGGAACTGGTACAGTTCGTTCTGGATTTAGTTTAGTAAAAAGCGGATCATACACGCAGCCAGTTCAGATTGATTGCCTTCCTGGAGAATTTGCAATTACAAATAGTATAGCAACAGTTTTTGGATCTCACGATGTAAAGGTTGGGGATGATATTACTGTAATGTCAGCAAGTATCAGCGGAGCCGCTGGCGCAGACTCTGGACTTACCATTGGTCAGGACTACGTTGTAAATAAAATTTACGAATTTGGTGAATCCCTTACTAATATTACTCTTGCTGTAAATGATGGGTTACAAGGACCTGGGGATTATGAGGGTCTTTATAAATATACTATCACTACAGACGTAGCGCATAATCTAGTGAGTGGTGAACCGATCATTATGGATCAATGGGTTCCAAATGGCGTTGCCTTTAATGGATCATTTTTTGTCCAAGGATTACCAAGCTCTACTACCTTTGTTATCTATACTGACTTTAATATCAATCCAACCGAGGCTTCATATGCAAATGCTCGTGCAGGAATTAATGCAGGGTTCCAGTTTGTACTTGATTCACGCACAGTTACTACGCACGTAAATGACGGTGCATCCCTATTTACTGATCCTATCTTTACCAAGAGAGTTTCGGTAGGACTGGGCTTTACACATATGCCAGCACCACCTTATGCTACCTATCACCAGCGTAGATTGGTTATGCCGTATCGCTATAAGGTTGAAAATGCAGAAGGCCAATACACAGCTCGTGATAACCTTGATGAGATTATTGTGTCGGACATCTTGGACGCAGATACCTATGACCAGATTTATAATCAGTACAGGTTCAATGCTGGAACGGCTGACTTTAACGTTGGACTACTGTCCTTTGCGGATGACAAGCTAGTAGTATTCAACCGTAATTCAATTCACTTGGTACAGGGCAGCAGCCCTGATGCCTCAACGGTTCAATTAATTACAAATGAAGTAGGTTGCTTGGCCCGTAAGACAATTGTTCAAATCGGTAACAACGTAATGTTCCTGTCTGACAATGGTATATACGGAGCAAACTTCCAGGATTTGTACAATCTTCGTGGTAGCGAGCTACCACTAAGTAGCAGCATTCAGACTACCATTGATAAGATTAATCGTCAGTACTGGGATCAGTCCGTAGCTGTTTACTTTAACAATCGCTATTACATTGCTGTCCCAACAGACGGAAGCACCGTCAATAATACCATCCTTGTGTTTAACTTTATCAACAAGCAGTGGGAGTCCGTGGATAGCACCTCTGACGTGGACTGGGACATCGAGAACCTGATCGTAGCTGGTAAGAAAAGTGATCGTGCAGTATACGCAGTGAATGCCCTTGGAGGGCTTCACAGGGTTGACGCTCGACCTGATGGCGTTGATCGACTGGCTACTACTATTCCAGTTGAAGGAGGACAGGAGGGCGTTATCTACAGCATTCCTGCTGAAGTAACTACCCGTCAGTTTACTTTTAATGACTTCGGTCGTAAGCGTTGGAATGAATTTGAGATGCACGTGCAGTCCAGTGCCTCGGAGCAGTCCGACTTTGATCTTTCAGCGGAAGTAGAAAACATTGACGCAGAGGTAAATCTTAATACATTGAGTTCATACATTGGTGGAAGTCTTGACATTGACGAAGATGTTTCCGTCCGTGGTAGAATAGGTAACCGCCGAGGATACGGCATTCAATTTACAATTAATAATACACAGGGTCGCCCAAGAGTCCGAGGAATCAAAGTCTCAGGAGCACCTGCATCAAGATCAACAACTAGCGTACAATAATTATGGCGGATATTACAATTACCCCAGCGGGTGCAGCATTTAACCCAACGGATACCGTAACTTCAACTCGGCTTAATGAAGCCCGTAACCCTACGGCTGCCTTGGTTGCTGCCTCTATTGGCACGGCTGACATTGCTGATGATGCTATTACTCCTGCATTAATTGCAGGCGATGCAGTTACTACACCTGCGATCCTTGATGCAAATGTTACATTTGCCAAGCTAACTGATGTTATTGATGATGACACTATGGCCACTGCTAGTGCAACTACTTTGGCTACTTCGGAAAGCATTAAGGCTTATGTTGATAATAGCAATTTAATTACTGAAACCACTGGTTCTGCGCCATATTATGGTTGCAGGGCTTTTGCATCCTATAATGGAATTACTCAAACACTTAACAATGGGTCTAATATTGCTAGTGTAGTTAGAAATTCTACAGGTAATTATACTTTTAATTTTGATGTAGATATGCCAGATGTAAACTACAGCGTAGTTGTAGGTGGTAGTTTTTCTGGTCTTTTTGGTAGTGCGTACATATCTGCATATCAAGTGGATAGCAAAACAACTTCTAGTTTTAAGATAAAAGCCGCTGGCGGTGCACCCAATGGCGGTGATTCTGATCAGACAATTATAGACGTTGCAGTCTTTCGATAATGAACCCTCTCCTTCAATCAGCTTAACAATTTAAATTATGGCCATTATAAATAAAGGAACAGCGTTCTCCAACGGAGAACAACTCTCAGCAAGCAAGCTTAATGATTTAGTAGATGGAGCTACCTTTGGTACTGACTCTGTTGATAACGCTAGTACAATCGTAAACGCCAACGGAGCTATCACAGTTCGTGACAGCGGTGTTACCGCTGCTAAACTAGCTACGGGTTCTGTTACTACAAATAAGATCGTAAATGCTAATGTTACTAAGGCTAAAATTGAAAACGTATCTGACTACAAAGTTCTCGGCAACGTAAGCGGTGCTGCCGCTGCACCCCAAGAGGTAGCCATCTTAGACGAAGATGATATGGTATCTGACTCGGATACGGCACTTGCTACACAGCAAAGCATTAAGGCTTATGTAGATGCTACAGCTGGAGGTTTTACACCAAGCACTTATGTTGGAGGAGAAAGCGTAACGCTTCCTAATGGACTAATTATGAAGTTTGGGCAAGTTGCTCCTGCTTCTAGGAGTCAACATCAGGGAGAGTATTTGCTTTCATTTGCTTCAAGCTTTCCAAATTCTATCATTACAGCTACCACTAGCATTCTTACAACATCTGGATACCCTGATAATCACGCATTTGTTGATGATCTTGCAGTAAGTGGTATACGTCTTGTTTCTGGTTCAACTGTAAACGGAACCAGTACTTACGGGTGGACTTGGACAGCATTCGGATACTAATGAACCCCCTCCTACAATCAGTACAACTAGCGTTGCAAAACGCTACGCAAAAGGAAGCCCTTGTCTACATCGACAAGGTAGTGGACTTCTGTATTGAAAAGGAGAACGGCAAGGTACTGGACGGATGGCCCCGTGACTTAATACAACTACTTGTATCCTACCATATGGCTAAGGATACCTTTATTGCAGAGCAGGATGCAGAGGGTAATATCCTAGGGGTGTTTATGTGGTATAATTGCGACGAGGAGGACGACTGGTTTTTTGTTCAGAACTGGGAGTCGGACAAGGAAGACGGCA